TTTAAGGTTTATAGAATCATTGTAATCTATCTGTTGGTATATCTTTGTTAGGTTGAATATAGATTGTTTACTTTCATCTCTAAAAGCGTGTGACTCTGTTCTTGGGAACTGTCTGTAATATTCATTAAGAGCGTCAGGGTCTTGAGCTAAAGACTCTACTTCATTCTCCCAGTAATCAATAGCCCCCATGTCTATGTATTCGTCATCAATACCAATCACAGGCTCTTCAGGTGTCTTGAGAACAGGAGCACCATACCTATCTATAAACCCTTCCATATTCCATTCCATTGGAATAAATAAATTATACAGACCACTTTTAGTTTGTCCGTTGGAGTTACGTTTAGTTGGATCAGAGTCCATATATAAAGACTTGAAGTTATTACCTCCTTTATCTAAAGCGTTTGATGTAGAACCCATCATACACTTTCCTATAACCTTTCTACCTAACCTCAAACATGTCTTAGTTACCCTCCAGTTGTTTAATATATTATCAGGCTTCTCCCATTTGCCACTTTCATCGTGAAGTAGTAGTTTAAGTTTCTTCGATCTCGTACATATTCTTCTTTGTAATTTTTGAAGCTGGGACACGATATGCCAATTCTGTTTTCGGTTTGTCCATACCGTCTTGTATCGGTTTAAAGAAGAACGGATAGTTGTTTGATATTGGGACAACTTTGTCTGTGAACATTTTTTTTGCATCTGAACCTGTTTTAGAAAGTATTCCTACTCTGGCATCCTTAGTAATGGTAGCCATATTAACACCCTCACTTGAACTCATAAATGAAAAACCAGAACGTCTTATCTTAAGATAACACATTCCAAAACTTCTTTTATCAGCCTTACAGGCTTCCCAGAATATGTAGAATATTCTATTCGCCTCTCTGAAGTCAGGATGACCCACATCAATTTTAGTCCATTGCAAATACATGTAATGCGTACCAGTGATGTAAGTTGGTACGCCATTGTTCATAAACCAAAAACCATACTCCCTTCGATCAAACTCTTGTTCTATATAGTCTACCCATTTAGACTTGAATTGATCTGGGGTTTCGTGCCACTGGAATATAGATTTTATTCTTGAAAGTTCTTTTGGATATTCAAAAGGCTCCCAGTATTGTTCTTGTTTTTTAGAAGATATTTTGTGCACCTCTTTAGGTGCTTTAGGTAAAGCAATCTTCAGTCCATTTACATTAATAACCTCACCGATTTCACCGCTTTTAGATATTACTACAATATCATATTTCGGGTCATAACCATACCTCCAAGACTTCGCTCTATTCTTGTTAGAAACGACAGCCTTTGGCACAACATCTTTTAATGTTGTATATAGATTATTTTGATCTTGACTCTGCAAATCCCTTTGGTTTACTTGACTTTACCTCTATTGTTCCTCCCTCTAACAACGCCTTCTCTTCTTCGATTCTTTTTAATATTTCAAAAGCATCAAATATACAAAGCTTCTTAGTTGCAGCTGCATTCTTTAATCTGTCAGCAGCCAGCTCGTCATCAGGATCTGGTTTAATTATATTTTCTTTAGCAACCTTTACCAGCTGTCTTACAGCCTTTTCTCCTGCTTGTATAATTTCTAATTTTATTTCTTTACTGTCCATACTTATAAAACATTACATAAACTCTTCTTCCTTCCTTCCAAGATTTATTAGGATACTTACTATGAAAGTAGCTTGAAGGATATGAAACCAATCTGTTTTGAGCATAACCTATAACAGAACTAAGTCTCCACATATCCAGATTCTCTGCGTCTACACTTATCATACGATCATACTCTTCGTTGGTTATATCTTTTGGAAGCTCTCTTCCATACCTTTCATGTTCCCATAAAGCAGTACCATGAAGGTCTTCTCTCTCTCTGGGTGACATATATAAAACCAAAGCTCTATCAGGCTTCTGCCCTTTTATATTCAAGTCTGAATGTATTCTCCAAGTAACATCAAGTTCATCTGTTGACTCCCTAAAGAAGCTTAATATGTTGTCTAACTTTTTTCCTTCAATGTTAGACAGTTTATTTAAGACATATTCATCAAACTCAACAGGAGATTCTTTTACATAAAAATCCTTTCCGCCAGACACATGCTTTTGAAAAGGACCATCGTTTAAATAATTTTCAGCTATCTGAAAAAGATCTTTATCTACAAAATCATCAAGAGTATATATCATAATACCATTGTAATGTTGTTAGTAAACATTCGATATAGCTTCTCTCCATCTACAGTGAACTCGTATTCACTTTCTGGCTCAAAACTTATTTCGTCTCCCTCCTTAACTCCTTTGTCTATCAACTCTTGATTGATGTATTTTACGACACCTATAAGTGGTTCTTCGTTTGTTCCTTTATATATGAATGATTCTTTAGTTTCTACGGGTTTGATAAAACAATACTTTCCGTGAGCGCTCCACTTTTCTCCATTGTGAAACAAAAAGAACTGATCGTAATCTATAAAGAATAAGTCATCTTTAAAATAACTTCTTCCGCTTTTTTGCCTACCATACATATCGTAGTAAAACTTAAATACATTATGGTGAACCAGTAAAATATCTCCAGGACTGATAGGTCCTGTATACATAATGGGTGTTGAAACAACCTCAGCAAATCTATTTGAAACTTTGTGATCCTCTTGAGATGAACTTACAATAAAGTCAACATCTCCTATTTCTTTAGTGTTGTCGTATCGTTTACCTTTAACAGGCTTGACGATAAATTGATATGGGGATTTCATTAGAAGTTTATATTAAATTCAACAGATATTGGAAGAGTATACAAAAACTCTTTCCACAAATATACCGCCTCATCTTTTATAATCCAAATCTTGTATCCGCTTTCTTTTGCTTGAATCAAGTGTATCTTATACTTTCCTCCTAAAACATCTTGACCAACTATGTAGTGCATGGCGTTGTCCTTGTAGTCAGCGCCAATAGAAATCTTTCTAATATCCATTGTATTTTACTTTTTATTATCAACAATGGCCTGATTCATTATAGCACTAATCTCTTGAACTATTTCTAAATGACTTATCGGTAGGCTTTGTAATAATTTGTTGATTTGATTGATTTGATTTTCGTTTAATTTAATTTCCATTTTATTATGCTAATAATATTTTCTGAGGCTGTCCATTTATAAAGACTTCCCAGTATTTTGAAGAGGTGTTTGTTTGAGTATTTACAGAACCTAAATTATGTGCCGAAGAACCTATATGAACAGTTCCAGCTCCTGCGCTATTTATCACGTCTTGTCCTAACAATAAAGAGTCTTGGTAATAACTATCGTTATTCGTACCAATAATTATACAAGTGGTAGCTGTACCAGATGCTCCTGTATTTTGATTCTCATTACCTATTACAACAGCATTTTGAGCAACTCCAGTAAAATTGGCGAGGTTATTGTCTCCTATTATAACAGATGAAGGTGTGTCTCCAGTTGTTGCGGCAGCGTTTGTTCCAATAACAACAGCGCCTTCACCTACTCCTGAATTACAGGCTTGATCACCTATAACAATGAATCCTTGCTTAGTACCTCCAGTAGCATTCTGAGCGGCTCCACGACCTATAACAATGCTGGCTGTAGAGTTCAACCCAGAGCCAAAGTTTGCATTTTCAGCAGCTCTTGAGCCTATAATAACACTACCATACTGAGTACCGTTAACACCGCAGCCAGCTCTATATCCTATAATTACATTATCTGTTTCGGTAGTCATTTTTTGAGCTACCTGGCTTCCTATAACAACATTGTATGCAAACTCTCCAACTACCGCTGGGTTCGCATCGTTTAACCCTTCAGGTGCTATTAATATATTATTAATACCAAATTTATTATTATATAAATCAGCTGTGGCATTTTTTTGTAAAACAACAAACGAAGTGTTAGCAGCGTCATCCAGCTCAATGCCAAACATATTTTCACCCATAGAAATTCCATACCCTGGTCGACCTACATCTGTAGTAGCTATACCTATAGGATCGGTACCAAGTCCATTGTCATACACTTTACTATTTCCAACTGTTGTTGCTCCAGTAAATTTAGCTATATAGTTTAGTGTTCCTGATACAACACTTGTTGAATTAATTTCTATAACATAAGGATCGCCAAGAGTACCAGTACCAGAAAGGTTGGTGCTTATATTGGTTCCGCCCTCTATACTTACATACTCTGCGTCAGTAATACTTTGTGTTCCTCCAGAGTCAGCAGTTAAATTCCAAGAAGTCATTGCTCCACCTCCACCAGTAGCAGAAATTGTTACAGCTCCTGTGGCTCCACTTAAACTTATTCCTGCACCAGCTGATAGACTTGTTACACCAGTGTTTGATATGTCTATAGATCCAGTGTTTGCGCTTACTGATATACCAGCTCCAATAGCTGTTAAGTCTAAAACCCCATCATTTGTTATTGTTAGAACACCAGCTGCGTTGGATGTTGTAATACCAGTTCCTCCCACCCAAGATACAGCCTGATTATTACTGATAAGGTTCGAGCTACCCAAACCATCATCACTTACTAATGACCAATTACTCATAGTCCCCGTTGGACCACTATATGTTAGTGTTATGTCTCCTGTAAATGGTCCGCCACCATCACCTGTTACAGTAATGTTTCCATCTGAAGATGATATAGTGTTAACTACATTTCCAGCAAGTGTTGGCGTAGCCCATGTATTGTCTCCTCTTAAGAATGTAGTAGCGTCAGCAGTACCAGTAGCTGAAAGGTCAGCAGTAACAGTGACTGCTCCTGTAGCTGCAACATCAGGCATTAAATCTATATATGTTCCGTCTGTAGTAGATAGAGATAACACTCCGTCATTAGTTAGCGTTACACTTCCTGTTGATGCAGAAGCGCTTATTCCACTACCTCCAGTAATATCAAGAACACCAGTGTTGGTTATTAATATTTGGTCGGGATCTACTGCTGAGCCAGTGCCTGATCTTACAGTTGTTATACCTGCTCCTTCCGCAAATAAAACATAATCTCCATCATTTACATTAGCGAAAGATCCAGAAGGAGTTGTTCCTCCAAGCCTCCATACGCTCATTGTCCCTGGAGCTGCTCCTGATGTAATAGCGCTAACGTGTCCTTCCGCTGTAACTGTAACTGAGCTTGGGTAACTGTAAGCTCCAGCTGCAACGCCTGATGTATCGTGAGATACAGTGACATTATTTGTTGCTGTAACAGCAGTGCTGATAGGAGCTGTACCTAATATACTAAGCGTGTTGTCTGTTTCGTTTACAATATCGCTTCCAGTGTCACCAGCAATATTAAAGGACGCTAATCCAGCTGCGTTAGCAACCCATGTTCCATTTCCAGCAAGAACAGTACCTGCTGTACCTCCAGATGGAACAAGACCTATATTTGCTCCTCCATTATAAGTGTATAAAGTTATAGTAGACGGACCGCCTGGCCCATTAATAACGCTAATACCCCCGTTAGGAAGTGTGTTTGGTATAGTTGGTGAAAGATTTATTTGACTTACGCCAGTAGAATCAAGCGTTATATTATTACCAACTAAAGTAGACGATATATTAGTTCCGCCTATTATGTTTACGGTATCGCCATTAGTGACAGCGGATGTGCTTGAGTTATCACCTATGTTCCAGCTACTCATACTTCCTCCACCACCAGTAAAACTTAAGGCAGCTTGTCCATCAGCACCGATAGTAACTGATATGTCAGCTGAACCTGTTATGTTTGTAATACCCGTATTTACAAGAGTTAGCGTATCTGTAGCTGATACAGTAGCTGTAAGTCCTGTTCCTGCACTAAACGCTGGAGTTCCAACTAAGAAACTTATTGTATTTCCGTCATTTATGGTTTGAGTGTTTGCTGCTCCATCTGTAATATCAAAGCTGCTCATCGTTCCTCCACCAGAAGGGATGTTAACCCAAGTTCCAGTACCATCTAAATATTGTCCTACAAGACCTCCAGAAGGTACGTGACCTACATTTGCCGCACCTCCATAAGCATTGGAAGCTACAGTTACAAGACCTGTTGTTGGAGATATAGTAAGTGGATTACCTGTGGATGTTGCTCCTGTAACCGCTGTAACAGATGTTACAGAAGATCCTGAAACTGAAGTCCATTCTAAAAGACCTCCAGAGTTAACAGAAAGAACTTGTCCTGAAGAACCCGTTGCCCCACTATTATCTTGAATGTAAGTTGGTATAAGGGTTGGCACTGTTATGGTTGAAGAACCTGTTAGAACTATACTTTGTGCTGAAGTGTTTCCGTTAGTTAACACATCATTTAAAGTTGGATTAACAGACACATTACTCCATGTAAGACCTCCGCCTGTAGATGTTAAAACCTGACCATTTGTTCCTACTGTACCGCCAGCGTTTATAGTGCTTCCAGATTGGAAGTAAAGACTCCCAGTAAGATCAATCGTCCCCGTTAGATTAATATTTTGAACTGCGGTATTTCCATTATCTAAAACTATCTGTAAAGTAGGGGATGTGGATGATGCCGCATTAACCCACTCTACACCAGTTCCAGCTGAGTTAACAGCAAGTATTTGACCAGCAGTACCAAAGTTTCCTGCTCCATCTTCCAGTGTTCCGTTTATCTCAACTGTTGAATTAAATGTGTTTGTGCCACTATAGGTATTAGCGGATCCTAATGTCATAGTGTTAGTTGATGACGTGCTAAAGTTTCCGTTACCAGTCATTACAACACCAATATTATTAGCTGTATTTCCAGCGTTTAATACTTGTTGCCAAGTAGGTATTGTTCCAGCTGCACTCGACCATACAACGCCAGTTCCAGCTGCATCTACAGTAAGCACTTGTCCTGGTGTTCCAACAGCTCCCGTAGAATCGTTAAGAGTGGTTGTTGCTGCAAAGTTTAATGTTGTGGATAGATTAACATCACTGTTTAAATTTGAAACTCCACCAACTGTTAAATAAGAAGCGTTATCTAAAACAACTCCACCGTTAGTAACATTAATAACCCCAGCATCAATATCCATGTTGACACCAGTGGCACTATTGCCATTATCTAATGTTTGTTGTAAATTTTGATTTAGAGCAACGTTAGACCACTGTAATCCAATTCCAGTAGAAGTTAATACTTGACCTGCTAATCCTACACCACCACCAGCGGTGATTGTTGTTGGGATTATAGTACCGTTAAAGGTAGCATTCCCAGTAAGATTCATGTTTTGAATGGCGGTGTTATTTACATCTAATACTGACTGTAAACCCTGAAGTGTAGACTGTCCAAGAAGATCACTTACTAAAAAAGTAACCGTTTCATTATTATTACTAACATCAGTTGCTATTAGTAAGTCTTCTGCTGAAGGTGTTACCGTGGGGTATACGGTAGTATTTTCAATTTTTGCCATCTCTTATTTTTATGTTGTAGCAACCAGTCTATACTGAATGCTTATTTTTAAAGTCCCTGTTCCTTGTGT